TGTATAAAGTGCAATTTTAAAAGTGTCTCCACCTGCTGAATCGAAATCGTGTTTACCTTGTAAAAGTTCTTGTTTAAAACTTGAACAAACTGCTGATGTAATTGCCATAATTTTTTTCTCCTATTACGGTGACGGTGAAGGAACTGGAATACGAACAGTACCATCTGTGTAGTCGTCCCTTTTACGTCTACCAAGTTGCTCTGCAGCAAACTTCTCAACTTCCTGTTTATACTTATTTTCGTATAGTGTCAACATATCAATTGGACCTTTTAAATATCCATATGCTTCTACTAAACATGCATATAATAACCCATTTCCAAAGTATTGGCTAATATAAGTTGTAGCGTTAGAACCAGATAATCCATCTGGAATAGCTTCGTAATGAATCTTGAATACATAAGTATCGTCTGGAGCAGGAGCTAAAAATAATCTTCCTGATGTAGTATCGGTTACCCCAGTTGCTCCACCAAACATAGCATAGTATTTTGGAAACCCTGTAGCGGTTTCTGCGGGTGCATATTCTTGTAAATATGATTCGTCTTTCTTTTCTAACCAAGAATTAGTTCCTGTTGACACAGAAGTTGAATTATAAACTTGTACACCTTTTACAAATAAAGTTTTAGCAGGTACGTTTATTGTTGTTTGACCGGTAACTAAATTACCAATTGATTGTTTTTTATATGCATCAATTGGTACATCTCTTAATATTCTTAATTCTGAATTTTCAATAAATTGATCTACAATAGTTGATGTTAAAACATTACTATCAACTTCTGTGTAGTCTCTGATTGCTGTTGTTAATGTTGTATATGTAAATCCTGCCATTATGGTGTCAATGTAACGGGTCCTGCGGTAGCCGTCATTCCTCCTGCATTTTCTGTTATAGTTGCATTACTTCCGCAATTGAAACTATAACTATTAGTATCAATAACTGTTATAACAAATCCTGAAGCATTTTCAAACACTGTATATGCTAATCCTCCAGGAGAACCATCTACATTTCTAAATACTACAGTATCTGATGTACTTCTTCCATGTCCTGGTTCCGTAACTGTGACTACTGCAGATCCTGAAGTTAAACTAAACGGATTACCTGGTAATAAATTTTCTGTAGCAGGTTCTACTCTTGCTGGTCTTGCATTCATTAATCCTTGTGGATCACCGGTAAATCGTGTTGGTTCTAACTGTGGCTGTTTAGCCTCGAATTCGGAAACATGCACCAGGGAGCCATTCCATTCTTTAACCATTTCATTATATGGAAATGCCATACCTGATCTATCTGATATTGCTTGTGCATATTTTCCTCTAGATAATTTAGACATTTGGATAATAAGTTTTTGGGGTTATAAAAGAACTTGAAGAAGAACCATCTTCAGTTAAAGCTCTATTTAATTCATCTTCGTAAAGCATTTTCATTTGCTGAACTAATTGAGGATTAAATTTTTGTGATAAATAAAATGATAATCCAGAAACCATACAAGGTACAAATCTATATGGTACATCTGTTGCATTTGTATAATCACCTACATCTTGTATTCTTTTTACATAGTAGTAATTAATCGTGTTTCCAGCTTCAGATGAACCAGGTGTTAGATATAAAGTAACTGTTACTTTATCTATAAATCTTTGTACAAAATATTGTGTTGGTTGACCTTCAGAAGTTTTATTTGACAAAGCTTGATATGTTGATCTATTAATTTTTGTAAGAGGTGTATCTACGCTAGATGCATTTCTGTAAGATGCTTCTAATACATCATCTACACCATATACAGCTGTAGCATCAGAAGTACCATCACTTGTTGATCTATACATAGTATATTCTGCTTGACCATCAACTAATGTAATAGAATTATTTGCAACTTCCCAATAGTGCAAACCTCTGTTTGCCCATTCTTGAAACATAATATTTAAAGAACGTCTTGCAGTACGTAACTGATTACCAGATACGCCTTGCATACCTATTCTTTCATAAGCATCTTCTATAATTTCATCTATAGAAAAATTCTTATCAAATATAACTGTTCCAGAAGTAGTGTTAGCCATTTAGCCTCCTACTTATCTATAAGTAATGTTGCGCCTTCAATATTTGTAATAGTAGAAACTTTCATTCCTCCAGGAAATAAAATTCCATCTTCCGGAATATTAAATGCAAAGACATCTCCTGTTGGACAGTCTCCTTGGAATAAAGTTGTACTATCAGTATTGTCTTGTAAGATTATTGAACCTGCACCGCCACCATCTGAAGCAAGAATAAGTCCTCTTAGTCTTGTTCTTCCAGCGAATACAGCACCTGTTCCAGTAACTCTTACTGCTTTTACATCTGATTTCATATTTTAATCTCCATTAAATTTTATGTGGGCCCGAAGGCCCACAAGAATTATTTATTAACTTACTGTCGCACTAAATGGAGTAGCTGGTGTTCCAGTACATCCTGAAGACACATCAACTTTCCATTGAGTAGAGCTAATTGCCGTACAAACTATTTTTGAATAAGTTACACCACCTGTTGTACTACCGTTTAAAGTAATAGTGTCAGATGTTGCTACTGTTTCAAAACCAACAACGTTGTCACTAGTGTCATCAATTAAGATTGCACCGCCAACCATAACATCATTTGCGTTAGCAACTTTTACAATTAAACTTCCTGTCTTAGTTACAGACGCAAAAATTTCAAAAGTTGCACCAATGTTACTTTGGTTGTTTAAGTCTGAACCTGGTCCTGCAACTGCAGAATCAGCGTTAGCATTGATTGCTGGTAATGTGTAAGTTACTGCGCCTACTGCATCATTGTGAACAATTCTACCCGCATGAGTAGCAACTGTTAAAGATACACTAGCATCAGCATCCACAACATTACCTGGACCTGTATTGTAAAATCCATTTTTAGATATTACTGGTCCTTGGAACGTAGTATTTGCCATAATTATATCCTCCTAGTTTCCGAACATAGTCTCTAGGCCGTCGACTATACGCGTCTATGTTCTAATTAATTGTATAGTGATAAATTTATATACTAGATTTTAATAGAGTGCAAGAGATCCCTAGGAATGATTGACACTTTCAACGATGTAAAGTCCTAATTAACCAGCGTAAAGATGTACTTCGTAATCGTTTTCGTTGGTATGAACTTTTGCCTCTTGTTCTCTAAGAATTGATCTTATTGTTTGTTTGATCTCATCTCCTAGAACAGACATTTCAGCGGTAATTTGTCCCTTGTTTTCAAGAAACAACTCGTTCCATCTAGACTCGAGTTTCAGTTTCTTCGCGAACAATACCATGTTGTCCTGAGCCATTATTAACCTCCTCATAGGTTATGTAAAAATCATTCATAGTACTAGTGTACTGTAAATCATTTTGTTCCCATTTTATATCAGATTTTCCTAGAAAGTCAATGATAGGTTTATTTAGCTCGTCCGCATCATTTATTTCTTTATCGCTTTCGATTTCAAATTGTGTTTGAAGATGTTTTGTAAAAATTTTAACTAAGTATTTATTCATGGTTTTTTCTTTCTATATGTTAAATGAGGCGGGATTGTGTCCCGCCTCAAAATGATTAGGTATTAAGCACCTTCAACACCGAAGATACCTCTATAGTCAGAAACTCCGAAAGAGTATCTTTCTCTAGCTTTGTATCTTACGTTGCCAGTATCGAAATCACCTTCCATTGCAGTTTTGATAGCTGCTCTTTGGAAGTATTTCATACCATTTGGCACGTCTGTGATAATGTAGAACGCATCTGTATCAGTTAAGAAATTGTTAACCACATAACCTTGTGGAACCATTCCCATTGATCTGATAGCGTTTGTGTCATTATCAGCAGTACCAACTCTTTTTTCAGACTTCATAAGTCTTTCAGCTGTAAATTGAAGCTCAGAAGGAATAATCATTTTCATTCCTCTAGCAGCAATTTTTAAACCTCTTTCGTCAGTCATTGCAGCAATGTCGATTAAAGACTGCTCCAATGAAGTTTCGTTAAGGTCAGCTTGAGTTGCTAAAGTGTTAGCTACTGTACCTGCAATTGTAGGGTGAGCAGTGTTAAATAAAGAAACACCGTCGCCTGAACTGTAGTTGTTAGTAGTTGGTAATCCTTGAATTAAAGGATTAACCGCTTTCACTTGTTTTGTTTGTGCCATTGATCTAGCTAACGCTTTTGTGTATCTAGATGCTAATCTGTCATACAGATTATCTTCAATAGCTTCTTCAGTAATTGAGAACGCTAAAGCTACAGTCTCGTGAGTGTATCTAGCTGTGAAAGTCTCTTGAGCATTGTCAAAAGCCACGCCAGCACCTTCAGACTTAGTCTGTGCTTGAGCAAACCCAGATAACATTACTTCTTCTTCGAACGCTCTGTCAGAAGATTCAGTAGTGTAAATCTCAGCATGTTGATTCTCATACTGTTTATATTCCAGACCGAATAAAGCATTCAAACCTGGCTCTAGTTCTTTAACTAGTTGTCCTCTTGATATCGCCATAGTTATTCTCCTCTATTATACGCCGTTAGAACCAAGTGCTAAAGCATGCTCATTAATTCTTACAATCCAATTAACGTTAGCAGAAGCTATATCGTTATTGTCTGGATCATTAGAAACGCCCAATATTGTTAATTGAGCTGAAGAGCCTGCAGCAAGTGTTGAGTCATCAAGTTCGACTTTTGATACAAAGTTTGGTGTAGCACCAGCTGTGTATTCAATGTCAGCAACGTTGAAAACGTCAGTTGCAGCAGAAGCACCTGTGTTGTTTGATTGTATTTCGAATCTTTGATACGGATCATCCGCTACAAAACCGACAATGTCAGTTGCAGTGTTTGAACCCACCAAATGATTCGCCCAAGTTGGTTTGCTTGATGAAGCATCAGTATAGAAAACACCGTTAAGTGATCCTAATAATGTATCGCCAGCTGCAGCTACACCAATTGTACCAGTGTTTAACATTTTCACTGGGTCCCATTGATAGATAGCAGTTGCAGAAGTTGCAATACTATATTCGGATAAACCTTGAGCGTCTCTATTCTGACCAACTTTACCGATTGCTTTCAATCCGAAAGCAGCGTCTTTATTTGCCATAGTTGTGTCCTCCTTATAGACATTTATTTAGTTTATCCTTTGATGGTTAGGAATCGTTAAAAAATTAACTTTTCTTTGAGCCACCGAAGGTTACACGAGATTGTCTATCAATATTGATAGGCATACTCTGATGCTGTTCCTTCATAAGATCGTTATCTAAAGCTTCAACTTGTTCAGTACCTTGCTTAGCATAGTACTCTTGTCGTTGTTTTGCGATCTCTTCCGGTACCCTTGTCAGCACAAGGCCACCAACTCCGATTACTCCTGCGTATTTGCCGTCTTCAACAATTGGATAATCTGCTTCTGGATATTCATCAGCTCTCACTAATTCATAACCTTGTCTTATTCTTCCTGATACATTTTTTGTATCATTGAAGCCAAGAGTTTCAGCTCTTACCCATCTATGTCTAAAACCTGTAGGCGCAGGCGGTGCATCTAAAGATGATGGTGGAGTCCAAACTTTTTTTCGAACTTCTTTTTCTCTAGTTTGACTCGCACGCGAGGTCTTGTTTAGTTTATCATTTTCCATATGCTATACCTCCTTCGTGATTTTTAATTGTTTCGCATATTCTTCTAGTGGCACACCTAATTTTTTAGCGATTGCTACCTGAGAGGGCGTGAGTCTCACAGTCTTGCGACCAGTATTTGTACTTCGCTTCGCACTAGCTACTGTTTGTACGGGTTTGGTCGTTTCCCCTTTAGTACTGTTAGTTGTACCAAATTTGTGGGGGAATTCAAGTCTTATTCTCTTATCTATTTCAGAATAATACTCATCAGATTGAGGGTCATAACCTTCTTGTTCTGTTAACTTTTTATGTAGATCAAACGCAGTATACGTCATAGCCGTATCTTGACCAAACCAAGTATTCTTAGCTGCCCATTGTTCAGCCTTCGGATCTGGTGTTGGTTCTATTGTTTGTTGTCTATTTAAGTTAATTTCAGGTTTAACCTCTTTAGCTTTTGTAGAATTAAACTCTTCTTGAGCTATTTT